AAGCGCGAGGAGCGTCAGCAGGAGCGCGAGCAGCGAGTTTTAGAGAAGAGAGCCGAAAAGGCTGCTGATAAGGCTGCCGAAGAGAGTGCTGAAAAGCCTGTCGAGGCGCAGCCCGCCACCGAGCAGGAGGCGATAGACTCTTCTCCACAGGTGCAGGCTGCCGCACAGAGTGCTGCCGCGCAGGCTGTGCGCCGTTCGGTGGTGGCGTTTGACTCGGGTCAGCGCAGCTATCAGGCGACCACGCTCAAGCAGGTGGATGACCCCTCGCTCAACCAGCCCCACGTAGGCTCCAACACCCAGGCATACACCGACGATGCCAAGGCATTTTGCCGATAAAAACCAAATTTTTTCAAACCAAAAAAACCTAAAAAAACTATGTCAAACATTATTGTAAACCCAAAGAACTACACAGGTCACGAACTTGAAACAATCTTTTTCCGCCCTCTTTTGTCGGGTCCATCAGCCGAGGCGCTCGGCATCCGCATCCTCTACAATATGCCAATGCCAACCGTTGTGCAGATGTGGGACCGCAAGGGTAACGTGCTCACCCCCTTTGACAACCACTCATCGTGGAGTGGCGGTGTGAAATCGACCCACTACCAGAAGACAATCCCTATGTCGCGCGTAAAGGCTGAAAACGCCTTCTCGGCAAGCGACTACTTCTCGACTATCTTCGAGCTTATCACCAACCGTCCCGATGTCAATATGGAGGATTTGTCGGGTACCGAGCTTGAGGCTGCCGAGACAGAGTTGTTCCGCCGCGCCATTGCCGACAGCATCCGTATGAATCTGTGGTTGGGTGACAAGAGTGGCTCCTATAACACAGGCTACAATAGCTTCGATGGTCTGTTGAAGATTCTCAACGAGCGTGTGGCTGCCGAGCAGCTCCACTTCGCATACAGCGATTTGCAGACCGAGCTGGGCGACTACTCCGTAGCCGAGGTGATGGATAACCTCATCCGCAACGCCAGCCCACGTCTGAAGGGCTTGTTCAGTGATGGCGAGGTGGCGTTCTTCGTCTCGCCAAGCATCTATCAGCTCTATGAGGCATATCTGGACAACAACTACGGCACAGCGACCTACACCGACAGCCAGTATGGTCGCAAGCAGTTGATGTTCCGAGGCTTCCCACTCATTGAGGTCAATCTTGAGCCTGCCATCGGCGAATCGAAGCTCTCGCAGGACTTCATCATCTTCACCGACCGCCGCAACCTCGTGATGGCGGTGAACACAGCCGACAGCCCAGGCTCGGAGGTGCGTATGTGGTACAACCCTGACGAGATGGAGAACCGTCAGCGTGCGGTGTTCGCCATCGGCTGCGAGATTTTGGACGAGGAGCTTGTTACGGCAGGTATCAATGTAGCAACCGTCTAAAAGTCTGTGAGTTATGACCGTAAAGAAGAGTTATAAACCCATTGGCGGCGTCAGTCGGGCAGAGCTCTTTGTGGTCGGCGATGGCTTCTCTGTGGAGAGTGTCGTTGAGGGCGGAGGCATCGAGGTGGAGCTTATCGACGATGGCTCAAGCTATGAGGAGTTATTCATCTCAACCGATGGTTTGGTGAGCGTGCAACACACGCTCACCCTCACCGCCCGCCGAGGCGTGGCAGACGAGTGGCTTGACAAGCGTTTTCTGGAGCTGTGTGCTGCCCAGGGTGTGGTTGCGAGGGTCTTGCTCTCAAGTGGCGAGAGCCTCACCGTAGGCTGGAGCGAGCGTTTCGGAGTGGAGCAGGCGCTGCGCCTGGAGCAGATGCACCTTCAATCGGGCAGCAAGCCCACCGACGAGCCTCGCATATGCCTGAAACTGAAGGCTGTGGATACGCAGTCGGCGATTGTTTAACCTATAAAACCAAGAAATATGGAAAAAACTCAAACCAAGAGCCTTGTGGCGGTGGGCAACCGAACTCCCGAGCCGTTGTTCTCGCTCTCGCCGCGTGTGGTGCAGAGTGAGCAGTTCTGGCGCTGGGGCGATGATAATATGTTGCCATACGCCCTCTCGCTGATGTCACGCCGCAGCACCACCCACCGCCGTATCATAAACGACAAGGCTGATTACATAGCAGGCAAGGGCTTCTCCTACGACGAGCAGCAGCCGTTGCTTGCCCGTCTGGTGGAGCGTGCCAATGGCGAGGGCGACTCCCTGCGCGCGGTATTGGGAAGGCTTGCTTTCGATAAGTCGCTGATGGGCAACGCCTTTCTGGAGATTGTGACCGACGAGGAACACACCTTCCTCTCGCTCTATCATCAGGATGCCTCGCGCTGTCGTTTGGCGCGTGATGGCAAGCACGTCATCCTCCACCACGATTGGAACTTCTACCGCGCGGCGGAGGCTGTGACGCTGCCTCTCTATCCCCACTTCGAGCGTCAGGCAGATGGCTCGCTGCGCTCGGTGGTGCATTACAAGGAGTATGAGCCTATGTTCTCGCACTATGGCGTGCCGAAGTATATCGCAGGTATGGGCGTGTCGGCAATAGCCTATAAGACAGATTGTTGGAATATCTCGCGATTGGATAACTCGTTCCAGCTCTCGGGTGTGATGATGTTAGACGCATCGGTTGGCTCGGAGCAGGAGGCGGAGCAGATTGTGCAGGCGGCACAGCGTAAGTTCGCGGGTAACCCTGGTCAGGTGATGTTTGTCATCAAGGAGGGTAGCGAGAACGACAACTCGCGCTTTATCCCTGTCGAGGCGCGTAACGAGGGCGACTGGAGCGAGCTGCACGACCAGGCGACGAGCGATATTGTGATTGCTCACTCGTGGTTCCGTTCGTTGAGCGGATTGGACTACTCGTCGGGCTTCAGCGCCGAGCGCATCCTGCACGAGTATGAGGTGGCGCTCAACACCGTCATCCTTGCCGAGCAGGAGGAGCTGCTGTCGCCCATCAAGCGCGTGATGCGCGAGGTTGTGGGTATCGACCCGACATCACTCGAGGTGGTAAACCGCCCACCGACACGTTCCAAGCCTATATATATGAAGGTGTGGGAGGCGCGTAAGGCTGACGGTCTGGAGTATGATGCCGAGGACGAGAAGCAGCAGTACTACCTCTCGGAGATAACAAAGTATAACGTAACAAAAATCGGATAAGGCTATGAGAAGTAACATAATAACACCTGCGGAGGTTGTCGCTTTGGCGTTTACCGATGGCGGCTACCTCTCGCCCGACGTGATTTCCGAGGCGGATATTGCGGTGGCTGTGGAGCGGTGGATTCTCCCCGTTGTGGGTGAGGCTCTGCTTGAGGCTGTGGCGGCAGGGCAATATGAGGAGCTGAAGGAGGAGTATCTCAAGCCCGCCATAGCTCTCTATACCCGCCTTGTGGTGCAGCCACGCCTCGCAGCGGCTACGGGTCAGCTGGGACTTACGGTGGTGGGAGGTACGCCACAGCGTGCCGCCTCGGATGCGCTCCGCAGTGAACTTTCGAGAGCCATCCGCGAGCGTGCCAAGACAGCGTTAAAACGCCTCTCGCGCTATCTTGATGCCCACACCAGCGAGGTGGCGGAGTATGATGAAAAGTGTAACATATTAAAACGATGCAGTTGTGATGGAGGCTTTGTGCAGATACTTTAACGGCTGTGTGGCTGCGCTGATGGCGCTCTTTGCCCCCATTGTGCCGCTTGTGTGGTGCGTGGTGGGCTTCATCTCGTTTGACTTCCTGACGGGGGTGTTGGCTTCGCATGCCGACGCCCGCCGTGAGGGGGCTGAGTGGTACTTCACAAGTGCCGAGGCGTGGCGCACCGCCCAGAAGCTGGGCTTTACGATTATTGCCCTATGTATGGCGTATCTGATTGATACGCTGATGCTTGATTTTATGCACCTTAACCTGACGAAGCTCTTTGCAGGTTTTGTCTGCGGTGTGGAGATGTGGTCTTTCCTGGAGAATGCTTGCCGCATAAGCTCCTCACCAATGCTCAACTACCTGCGCCGCTGGGTAGGTGGAAAAGTAAGGAAGGAGGTGGAGCGTGAGTAGAGGAATTGATAACTGCAACCCAGGCAATATACGCCTCTCGAAGGTCTTTTATCGGGGCGAGGTGCAGCCTTCGCAGGATGCGGCGTTCAAGCAGTTCAGCTCGATGGAGTGGGGTTATAGGGCGATGTTTGTGCTGCTCGACACCTATGCGCGCCGCTACGGTCTTAACACCATCCGAGGGATGATTTCGCGCTACGCACCGCCCTCGGAGAACAACACCGAGGCATACATCGCCGCCGTGTGCGAGTGGACAGGCATCGCCGCCGACGAGGTGCTGGATACCCGCTCCCGCCGCGATATGGTGCCCATCGTGGTGGCAATGTCACGCATCGAAAACGGTCTCCCCGCCCTCCGCCCCCAGGTAGAGAAAGGCTTTGACCTCACAGGGTGGGAGTAA